AAAAAAATATTTTTTTTATTTATTATATGTTTTAATTTTGTGAGGTGTCATTGTTATGAGGTATCTACTGTTTTCATTACCAGTTTTCTTCATCATAATCATTAAATTGCCAGTCTAAAGCTTGTTGTTTTGCTTCCGCTAATTCTGCTTCTGTCATTATGTTTAATTTATTTTCCATTTCTTGAAACATTGATCTAAAATCAAACTGGAGTAAGTTTTCATGTAATACAGAACTAATATTTTCGTTTGATATTAAATCTTCCCTTTCTGTTCCTCTTAATATATTAGCTTCATTGTGTTCAATTATACTGTCATCAGTCCCTTCACTTTCTACAAATTTTGAGAAAGCCTCTTGCCAATTAACATCCAATATAGTTCTGTTTAGTTGTTGGATGTACTCCTGATCTTTAGAATCTAGACTTATTTGTGAAAAATTTCTTCTATACATTCTGGTGGTTACATCAATTTTGTTATTATAATAATGTAACAATAATGGTTTTACTATTTTAGTTTTTATCTCATCTCTCAATAATCTACTTTTGTAATTATCAGTATAATTTTCTACTAATATGTAATATAACCCAGAAAGTTTTCTGTATTCTCTCATTTGATTTAAAATACGGTATTTATTAGCATTTGTAGTATTATATTGCAACCATAAAAGCATCAGTCCGAAACCATAATTGCCTAGTGAAACACTATAATATAATAATAGTAAAGCAATTCTAATGTCACGATTAAGTCCTGGTATTAATTCAAAATTTTCTTTGTTGTATGATTCAAATAAACTGACAATTCTTGTATATTCCATAACTTCTGTAATTCCATGCATAGACATTATTAAGTGCAAATCAGACAACAATCCCCTTATAGCTTTGATAGGGTGGTCCCATCTTAGTCTCTTTAGATAATCGAGATTTTCAGTTTTATATTCAATTACTTCTTTAAATCTATGCTGATCCCATAAAAGGTTTTGATGTTTCCTATATCTCTCAATTTGTTTAGTTTTCCTTCCTCCCACATTCAGTGTTCTATATTTTCCTAAATATTTATTTAAATGTGTTATATCTACAGTATAACTTTTAACTCCTTTATAATTTGAATAGCTGTTTAAAAAATTAAGATCCACTATGATTGAAAATAAATCCTGAAAATTTTTAATTAATCTGGAATAGGCAAATTTGGTAAAACTCATCTCTTCATCATAAAGTAGATCTCCCATGAATCTAGGAAAATCTTCTATGTGATCAAATAGTAAAACACTACTATTGATGGAAAAAGAGAGAGGTTGATGGAAGAGATTTCTTGGTTTTATTAGTGATCCATAATGTTGTAAAAGAGTTCTATACCAAAGGGTGTCACTAAGGTCTTTTGCCTTGTCTTCCTTTTTGTTTCTGGTTGGATATCCTATTAGGTATATCTGGTGACTTGATATACCACTAGCTGTAGGAATTGTTATCATAAAATTGTACTTATCATAATTGTCTTCTGAAGTTAAAAATGTCCGATCCCAAGAGACAGAATTTAATCTTATTGAAAATTTCTTTCTCTCATAACAAAGGTAAGATAAGAGACCTGTTATATTATTTTGTTCTCTATTAGTAAAGGATACATCCACATGTATAAAATCATATTGAGTAATGAAACTAAGTGTACTTGTTTCAAATATATTGTAATCACTTTTTGTTATAACATTATCTGATGAAAATGTTGATGTAAAAATGTCTAATTTTGAATAAGAATCATGGATTAATGAGAGCTTACTTAGTGCTAAGTGGCCATCTCCCCTCCCTGCTGTGAGATCACATATTTTATCAGACTGATCTAATATTCTGTAATGTAGTAATGTTTTAAATAGAGAATATTGTGGTATTAGTGAATCTGATCCAGTTGGGGACCAATACACTTCTGGATTGGCATATAGGGTTGTTGTAAATCTGACAAATTTTAACACATTGACTATTTCTTGGTATTTTTCAAAAAAGAGTCTGTTTACATGAGATAAACGTAAGTCCATGTTTTCTGCCGTGGAAGGCCAATTATTGAAATCAAATGTGTCTGTTATTTTAGTTAGTTTTGTCTCTTCTTCTTTTACATAAGTATCTAGAAAGGTGGTTTCTAGTAATAAATTATCTATATCATTTAAGTAGTCTTCTATATTGTGTAAACTTGTTATTTCTTCAGAATTATCAAACAACAAATTATACATTAAATACTCAGCTCTATCAGCTGAACTAATTATCAAAGGGTTTCTTAATATCTCTTTAAATAGATCCAATGTCTGATTTCTGTCAATAACTAGTAAGTTGTTATTATTCTCAAGGACTAATGCACTTGTTATTATAATATAAGTTATGAAGCTTCGTTGAAGTCTTTCTCTTTTTTCTTTATGATTGATTAATTCCCATTGAACATTATTTCTAAAGGTCTTTAAATCATCATCAGTTTGATAGTCGCTTGATATTTTTAAACAAGTATTCATTTGATTTATGAGACTACTCATTTCATGTAATATACTTTCTTGTTGTGAGAGCAAATAATGGGTCACTGCATTGATATTAAAATCTTTGTTTTTTTCTTTTCTTCTCTTTAGTATGTCTTTAAGGTAATTGTCTATAGTTTTCTTTATGTTATCTAATATTTGTTCGTTTGTTAATTCTTGCCATATATGAAATCTACTTTTTAATTGGCCTATTAACGGAAGCCAAGTCTCTATTTTATCATATAAAATGCTAAGTGTCATTTTATTTCTTTTCAATTCCCTGTAATAACTCAAACATAATGTTTGTATTAGTAATTCCTCTGCATTTTGTTCACTAATATTTCGTCCTTGTGGAACTAGTGTTTCCACGAGTATAGGTGAATCAAATCTCAAAAAGTTTATTGATAGTTGATTTATTCTTGCAAAAGAAGGTGATCTTCCTATTATTTCAGAATAGTTTGTGATTTCCATTGTTTTCCTTTCAATATTATTTTTCTTAAAATAATGTGAAACATCAACTATCATGGGAGAACTTTTCAATTTATAATGTCTAATAAGAACAAAACTGTTATCATATTTTTTTCTCAATGCTAAAGCTATTTTAATTCTATTTGCTAAGTAATCAAAATGAATATTTGAGTCTTCTAAACCCCTCCTATTAATCTCATATTGATTTAGACTAACTGAGAACTCGTTCGCAGTTCTAGGTAGTGATCTTATAATCGCACTAGTTTTAAATCTTAAATTTGGGATTCTATGTAAAATTTCTCCATGTATGTTTAAAGGAGAGTATATGATAAGATCCCTGTATTCTAGACTACTTAAAGTTTTTAGTGCCAGGTCTGCTGCATTAATTATATCAAATGTTTCTGTATTTATCTGTTCGTCAGTCGTTAGTCCTATTTTAAATGCTATCCATCTTGTTACTGCGACTAATTTCATTATTAAAACCTCTTCAATACTTGTGTATTGCCCTTCTCTATCAATAAATTCACCTTTGTATAGTGCTTCATTTCCGAAAATAGGACCTTTGCTCACTTTAACATTTCCTTCAAAATGTATATTTGATGATTCTGCTACTGTTAAAAAAGGTTCAGAATTATCACCTTCTATCAATAAATCATCATATATTGGTTCTTCTATGTCGTCTATGTGGAAGTCTTGGAACAGTGTGGTTCTTTTATTGCATAGATAATAAAGTATATCAGTCTCTTTAGAAATCTTACCAAATGATATTTTCTTAATTTTTGTGACGTTAATCATATTGGTTAATTCCATCACATGTATTTTCATTCTTAATTGATTTATATCTCTCACATTCAACAAAAAACCAGAAGATGTTTCTACTTTCCTGACCAGCATGTCAATTAAATAAAAAATAGAATGTTCTGAGTAAAATTGTAATATTCTGGGTTGTATTTGTTTTCTGAATATATTACACAGGGTCAAATTGAATTCTTTCCTCTTAGTTTCGATCTCTAGTAATTTTAATATCTTCTTATTCACACATTTCTTTTTAATTATGTTCTTAATGGTACTTTGTAATTTCTGGTTAATTGTAGTAATCTTATTTCCACTGCCCCATTTCGTTGAACATAAACTTCCAATCGTTAATTTCTCTATAACTTCCGGGTCAAGAGATAAACTAGATTCAAGGTAAAGATAAAAGAAATCTTTATGATCAAACAAATCGTCAATCATTTTTTTAAGAAAGAAAAATTGTTTGTAAACTCCATCACTATTAGCAGATAAAGTATCATTTATCAAGAAATTTATTCCTTTTCCTCCAAAAGAAACAGGTATTAACATAGTAAATAAGAAAAGCTCCATTAAAAATTTATTCTCGGTCATCAGATATAAAACTAGATCAGTAAATTTTAATTTAAGCATAAAATGAGTGTTCGGTCCGAACAATTTTCTTATAAAATTAGGGAGTTCATTTATATGAGATAATTCATCTAAGTTTACATTTCTTAATTTGCATTGCTCATTTATCGCGGCTAACAATTCAATTGAATTTTTTTTGTCAACACCATTCCAATCACCTGATGCTTTAAACAGTACTGTGTAAAGACCTTGTGGAAATTTATGATCTCCAAAAATGGTATTTTCTCTATCTTTCTCAAGTAAAGCAATAAAGAGTCTATAATTTATTAAAAATACCTTATACCATTTTATGTATGTGCAGGTTAATATATTTTCTGTCAGTTCTAAAGCTGAAGAACAAGTGGAGGCCATACCAGAAGTTTCAAGTTCTTCAGAAACTATCACACCATTGTTTGAAATACTTGAAGCTAGTAATCTTTTTAATGTGCTATCTGCTCTATCACCTTTCCAATAATGTTGTCTTAACATAGTGCTTCTATTTTTCGTGACTGATGTTTGAGACATTTTTATTATCATACCTCCTTTTGCAAAATGATCTACA